GGCGGAAGCGGTTGACGTTCTCGGGTCGCACCGCGTCGGCGGGAACGCTGGTCACGTTCTTCGATTCAGATTGCATCTACGAAGACCAGCGGATCGAAGCCGTCGCGAATGAGGTCGTGCGGCTTGCATTCACTTTTAGAGTGCAGGATACGGTCGGGGCTCCGACCAATCCCTAGGAGATCGTGACAGATGGCACTGACGGCAGATCAGATTCTCGCGGCGGATGACCTCGGTCTGAAGCGAGTCGCGGTTCCCGAGTGGGGCGGCGATGTCTTCATCCGCGTCATGAGCGTGGGCGAGCGTGACTCGTATGAGCGGAAGTGGATCGGCAAAAAAGAGACGGGCATCGAGAACTTCCGCACGCAGTACCTCGCGGGCGTGCTGTGCGACGAGACCGGGAAGCTCCTGTTCAGCCGCGACCAGATCGACAAGCTCGCAAGCAAGTCGGGTGCGGTGATGGGCCGACTGTTCGATGAGGCGATGAAACACAACCGGATGACAGAGGAGGATGTGCAAGAACTGGGAAAAGGCTGAACGCGAGCCCGACCCGGCGGTATATGTTCGCGGTCGCTCGCGACTTGCACATGACCGTTGGCGAGTTGGGCACGCGAATGGATTCGGCCGAGTTCTCTGAGTGGATCGCCTACAACCGCTACTACTCGGCATTGCCCGACTCGTGGCGGGAGACGGCGTTGATCGTCACGGCACTCCTGGCTCCGCACATCGGGAAGAACGCGAAACGACCCAAGCCTGAGGATTTCATTCCGCTAGAAAAGCCGCCGCAGCACGAGTCGCAGGACATGGCGGCGTTGTTGGAGTTGCGACGGCAGTTCGGTCTCGGCGATCTCGAAGTGAACAATGGCTAACGTCCTCTCACTAGCGCTGCGGGTTACGGCTGACGCCAGCGGGCTGAAGCTCGATCCGGTGCAGCGTGCGCTTGTGGGGTTGGGGGATCAAGCCGACAAGCTCACGAGTCAGTTCGCGAAGTTCGCGGGCGAGAGCGAAGCGGCGGCTGCGGCTCAGGCTCGGTTCGAGAAGGAAGCCCAAGATCTCGTCAACACGCTGCGAGACGGCGGCGGTGCGACCCAGTTTGCGGCAGGGTTTGATCGGCTGACCGAATCGATCAACAAAGAAGCCGCCGCGTTCGAGCGTGCGGCCCGGATCACCGAAGCGAACCTCCTGCCCCTGGAGCGGTTTGATCGTGCCCAGGCCGAACTAAAAGAGCAGGTCGATGCCGGGCGGATCTCGCTGGACACCTACAACCGGGCGACCGAGAACGCCGCGAAGGGGCTGACCGACGCGGAGCGTGCGGCTCGCGGGCTGGCGGTGCAGCAGAAAGAGATCGACACCGCAGCCGAGAGCACGACGCTCAAGTTCAACGAACTCTCGGGGGTGTTCTCGGTGCTGCCCGGCCCGCTGGGTAACATCGCAGGCCGGATCTCGGGCATCGCGAGTGCGAGCGAGGGGCTGTCGCGGGTGTTCGCGGGCGGGCTGAAGTCAGGCATCAGCGGGCTTGCATCGCAACTTACATCTTTGGCTACATCTTGGAACCTTGCCCTTGTCGGCATCACGGCGTTCGCGACTGGAGCGGTTGCTGTTGTGCGTGGCTTGGTTGCCCTGGAGGATCGCGTCGAGCGGCTTAGTCGCTTGGCGACCCAGTTGGGCGTCTCGTTCGAGTTCGTGCAAGTGCTGGAAGAAGCGGGCCGCAGGGCAGACGTTTCGATCGAGCAGTTGAGCGGCTCGTTCGCCCGGCTTCAGAACACGCTCGCGGGGGCGGACGAAGAGAGCAAGAAAGCCCAGGCGGCGTTGCAGCGGCTCGGCGTTTCGGTTCAAGACTTCGGGGCACTCTCGGAGCAACAGCGGATCGACTTGATCGGCGAGCGTCTGGCTGCAATCGAAGACCCTGCCCAGCGGTCAGCGGCGGCGATAGCCTTGTTTGGCCGCAGCGGTGTGCAGTTGCTGCCGTTCTTCAATGAGTTAGGCGGTGCAGCCGATGACATCCAGACCTTCGGGGCGGCACTGAGCGAGACCGATCGCACGGCGTTTTCCGGTCTGGGTGCTGCATTCGATCAAGTCGGCGTAGCGATCCAAGGTCTCGGTCAGTCGGTGCTTCTGCCGTTCGTCGGTCTGGTCGAAGGGATCGCAACGGCTTTCAGCGGGCTCATCAACATCGTCACGGTAGTGGCCCAGACCATTGGCACCGTGCTCGGGCCGATTCTCAGTACCGTCGGCTCGGTGTTCGGGGCGTTCGGCGATGCCGTCAACGGCACGATCGGCTTCTTCCGGTCGTTCTTCTCGACCGCTGAAGAGACCGCAGCAGCTACAGAGAAGACCGCTGAATCGGTCGAGCGAACAGCGGAGCAAGTCAAGGCACTCGACAAGGCGTTCGCCGACTCGCAGAAGGGTCTCGACTCCGCGATCGCCAAGGCGGGCGAGTTCGGTCAGGCCGGCTTCGATGCCGCGTTCGAGTTCGAGCAAGCACTCGCTGACTTGCAAGAGCAAGCGAACGACGGCGAACTGAACGCAGAGCAGTACGCTCGCGGCGTTGCCAATGCTACCGCCGAGTTTGAGAAGCAGATCGACGTGGCACGCCGGGTCGCGGAGGAGAACAAGCGAATCGCTGAGGAAGCCCAGCGTCAAGCCGACGCGATCACGAATCGTGTCGATGGCTTGCTTGCGAAAGCAAGCGAGGTCACGCAGATCGAACAAGACCTAAGTGCCGTCGAGGCTGAGATCGCTCGGGTCGAGGCGGCGCAGCTTGCCGCTCGCGAGAACGGTGCGACCGAGCAAGCCAATGCCCTCGCAGGGCGGCTGTCCCAACTCGATCAACTCCAAGCCGGGCTGCAAGACCAAGCAGACCAAGCCGCCCAAGGCTTCACGCAAGGCTTTGACGATGCCTTCGCCAGTGTTGACCAAGGCTTCAACGACCTTTCCAAGAAGGCCCAGACATTCGGACAGGACGGGTTCGATGCCTCGCTGCGACTCAAGGAAGGCATCGAGGCGGCGAAGGAAGCGGTCAAGGACGGCATCTTGAATCGCGAAGCCTTCGAGGCAGAAGTGGATCGCCAGAAGGAACTGTTCGAGACTCGCGTCGAGCAACTGAAGGAAGCCGAAAAGATCGGGGCCGACATTGCGAAACGCGAATCCGATCTGTTGTCCAAGTCGTTCGAGATCGAACGCGCCCGCGCCGAAGAACTCGCCAATGTTCGCACAGGCTCAATCGAGATTCAGGACATCCGCAGCGGCGGCATCTCGGCATTCTTCGACACGCTGAAGGAAGATCCCGCCATCGCGGAGGCGAAGAAGCAGACCGCCGAGTTGGAGAAGATGCGGAAAGAGATCGCCAAGTTGAACGCCGAGAAGGTTGACATCCTCGCGGGGACGGGCTGACCATGAGCGTTCACTCCTGGCGAGAACTGCCGCGTACCGCGACGCATCTGATCGGGGCATCGCCCGAGTTCGAGCGGCGATTCATCGCGACGCTCAACGACCCGAACACGAACGCGGGCACGGTGATCGCGGCGATCGGCTGCACGCACGGCTCGTCGCATCCCGAGTACGCGTTTGCCCTGTGCTACGAAGTCGAGGTCAACGAGGCGTTCGAGGACAACCGCTACTGGCACGAGGCGATCGCCCGGTACAAAGTGCCAGCGGCGAGCGAGCGAGACATCGCCCTCTTGCCGTGGCTGCGGCCCGACGTGTGGAAGTTTCAGACCCAAGGCGTCGCGGTGCCCGCCCTCTACTACTACGACGGCTCGACGCAGAAGCCGCTCGTCAATAGTGCCGCAGACTTCATACAAGGTCTTTTGGTAGATGAAGCGCAGCAGAAGGTCACGATCCAGAGTAACCGGCAGAACTTTCCCTCGGCTCTCGCGGCAGCGGTCACGAACTGCGTCAACGACGGCAGCTACCTCGGCTTCCCCCAGGACGGCGTGAAGGTGCAGGGCATCAGTGGCGAGCAAGCGGTCGAGTCGGTGAACGGGCAGGAAGTGCGGTACTGGAAGATCACGAGCGAACTGCTCTGCCGTCAGACCGGATGGAACCTGCTCATCCCCGATGTCGGGTTCAACTACATCGACGGCGGCATCAAGAAGCGGGCCGATGTCCTCGGGCCAGAGAGCCAAATGATTCCGACATCCGACCCGATCGCCCTCAACGGCAGCGGCGGCAAGCAGCCCGGCGACAGCCTGCCCGCGATCCTCACTCGCCGCGTCTACAAGCGAATCAGTATGTCACAGTATTTCGGCACGCCGCCGTCCTAGGAGTTCTCATGGCAGACATCAGCTACAGCGTGAACGTGAACGTAAACGCCGGGGCGTTGAACCAAAACCTCAACGCGTCGAACATCACGAGCGACTTCGCCACGACGGGTCTGTTGGCCCTGACGCTCAACGTGGGCACGAGCACCCAGGCGATTACCACGGCGTCGGCGTCGAGCCTGGGGCTGTGCTTCGCCCGGTCGCTGGCGACCGCTGGCACGCATACGATCTCGTTCGGCCGGGTGAGCGGCACGACGCTCTTCGAGACGGTGCGGCTGAAGCCGGGCGATGCTGCCGTGCTGCGGCTGGCAGCGGGCAACTATGCGGCCCAGGCGAACGCTCCTGACTCGCGGCTGCTCCTCCAGATCTTGGAGGAGTAGTGAGTACCGCCCGCGTTGACTTTACTCGGGGTGCTGCTGAGCGGATCGCTGCCGTCGTTCGTCAAGTCGAGGGCGGCAATCGCGACGGGGCACCGCTGACATTCGGCAGGGTGGACACGCCCGGCGGCGGCAAGGTCTTTCGCATGTGTACCTTTACTGGTACATGGTCGATTGACACCTCGAAGACACTGACCTTTCGCGGCGTCACGGCGACGCCGAATACCGTCGTGGCTTACAACGTGTTCGCGGTTATCACCACTTCCGGCACGGCGGCATCGACTCCGTGCGCGATCGCCAAGGAAGGCACCGCGTGGTATCTGATTGCGGCACGCTGCTCATGATTGAGTTTCTCGCGTCCATTGAGCCGGCATCCATTCCGCTCCTGGCGGTGCTCGCGTTTTCCCTCTCGCTCTATCCGTTGGGATTCATGCTCGGGGCATCGTGCAGCCCGTGCTGCGACATCCCTTGCGGCGAGTGTGCGACGGGCAAACTGCCCGACACGGTGACGGTCACATTCGATGGCTACCCCGATGTCGGCCCGGCGTTCAATGCGTTGTTCGTTTCGTTCAGCTCGTGCTACGGCTCCGGTGCCACGGCGACCCCGGCCACGGCGGCGGGCGTCATCACGGGCGTAACGGTGAACAACGGCGGCAGCGGTTACGCGACGCTTGCCCGCGTTGAGCCGACGATCACAGCCGACGGGCCTGGCGGCAGCGGAGCCGACATCACCGTAACGCTCTCGGAAGAAGAGGACGAGTGCGGGCTTCCGTACTGGACTATCTCGGGGCTCACGGTGGTCGATGGCGGCAGCGGGTACACCGATGGCGACGCGATCGTATTCACGCTGGGGGCTGGCGAGACCGAGCAATCCGCAGCGTTTGCGTTGATCCAGACCTCACGAGACGAGCCCGAACTCACGATCGAGTCTCCAGAGGACAGTGGAACGGGGGCGACGTTCACCGTGGCGGTGACTGCCTTCAACACCACGCCCGAGACATGGTTCATCTCGGGGGTCACGGTCACTGATGGCGGCACCGGCTACACCGACGGCGAGATCGCTCCCGTCGGGCTGGGCAGCGGCGACGTTGAGCAGACGCCCGCGACGCTCGTGATTCGCACGGTGCGAGACGAGCCAGAGCTCACGCTCTCTGGCCCGGCCGATCTGACGGTCAACGTCGCGAGCCTAGGCGGTTCGCCCGAGACGTGGGAGATCAGTTCGATCACAGTCACTGACGGCGGCAGCGGATACAGCGACGGGCAGTACCTCAACATCATCCTTGGGGCTGACGATGTTGAGCTTGATCCGACCACGCTGGAGGTCAAGACAGTTCGCGACGAGCCAACCCTTGCCGCTCAACTCGTCAGCGGTGGTGGCTCGGGTGCGATCCTGACCGTGACAGTCGTGCAGTCTGGCGACGTGTGGGTCGTGAGCGGTGTGACGGTTGTGAACGGCGGCAGTGGCTACACGCAGGGGCAGTTGTTCGATATCGTGCCATCCGTTGGCCAGACCGTGGTCGCGGGGCAGGTCTCGGCAAACGTGACCGGCGGCGTCATCACATCGCTGAGCATCGACAACGCGGGCCAGTATTTCCTCGACACGGGCGTGATCGACACGGTGGATGTGTTGTACGGCGGCTCGTACTTCAAGGACACGGGCGTGATCGACTCGATCGACATCTCGTCTGCTGGCGTCTACTACAAAGCCCTTGGCGACATCGAAAGCATCAACCTCTCGGACGGCGGTGAGTTCTACGGCGAAGACCCCGACGCCCCGCCGCTGGTCGCCGACATCACAGTCGTGCTCGACCAGATCGCCCCTAGTGATGGCGACGGGGCGACGTTCACCGTAAACGTGGACGATGACCCCGACAGCCCGACGTTCGGCGAGATCACGAGCGTCACGGTTGATGATGGAGGGGACGGGTACGAAGCCACGGGAGCAAACAATAGCTTCTGCATGGGCGAGTACATGAACGGGCGGGAGTTCGTGCTGGCGAGGAGAAAGTTTGTGCCGGCATATGGGGTCGGGGCTTCCCCTGAGTCCATTGCGTGCCGGTACGTTACGTTCATCTGCGACCCGTTAAGCGCAGGCATATCGGATGGCGAGCTCTACGGGGGAGCCTACGGTGGCGTGGCGATTGAGTTTGAGTACCGATACGACACCAGCACAGAGCCCGGCCGGTCTCTTGTAATGGCTCCACATGTCAGCCTGACCACCGAAGAACAGATAGCAGACTGCTCCGATTTTGAGCTAGAGTTTCCGGCCAACTCGCCATACTTTGCTGGTCAAAACATTGCATTCAATAACGTCAGCGCGACAGTCGTTTCTGGAGGTGGCAGCGTCGAGGAAGCGTTAGATCCGGTTCTGCTTGAGATGATGACTGAGCCGGGCTCAACTATTGGAGCCTGCGGTTCATGCTGTCTCAACGCAGCACCGACTCCTGTGGAAGTGACGGTCTCGATTGAGAACCTCGTCGAAGATCCTGTTACTGGAAGTCTGGCGGATGGCGACTACGTGATGATTCGTGACCCCAACTATGAGGGTGTTTTTCCTTACTTCGGCAATGACAACGCGACTATTTGGCGAGCTCCTGCGGCTGCCCCGCCATTAATGCGAGGTTTCTGGGCAATCATTGAGCCGTGCGCGACGCTTGCTCGCACTGGGCCTGGACTGCAAAACACCTACGTGGACGCCGGCTGCGGGGACACGTGTTACAAGAAGTGCCGTCTCCGAATCCTATTCGATGAGTTTGGTGCTGCTGGTGCCGAGTATGGATTCGGCTGCGATGTCTGCGTTGACGGGCCGATGTGCTCGCCGCCGCCCGGCAGTTACACAATGGTCTCCGGCTTTCTTGAGACTCCGTACTACACCGCGACCATTGCATGAGCCAGTGCGTTTACGATCCCGTCGATCTGCGGTGCCGCGTCTGCGGGCATCAAGCCCGTCGGCTCCCCACGTTCCGCGAGTGCCGCCCGCCGCCGGTCGAGGTGTGGCGGCCGTTCATGGTGGGCGACTTCGTGGAGCGATGGCTGACCCGGTGCGGCATCACGAAGGAGCGAGTCGAGCGGTGGACGCGAACCGAGGGCACTCCCGGCGGGTGCGGGTGTGCGGCTCGGAAGAAGTGGCTAAATAATGCCGGGGCTCGCGTGCAAGTCGCCGCGAGGCAGTTCGCCCTCCGGTACGCGAAGGCTGTTTTCGGTTGACAGCCCCGCGACACTGACGGGCGAAAGGGTTGCCCGTGGCTGAAGATCATCACATCACGATCGACGGCAAGCGTTGGCTCCTGCGGTTCACCCGGTTGAAGGGCGACGCGATGGGCTGGACGTTTTTCGACAACGCCACGAGCCCGCGAATCCTCATCGACGATCGCTGCCGGGGCTCGCAGAAAATGGAGACGGTGCTCCACGAGATCGCCCACGCGGTGCTCGGCCCGAGCATCAGTGAGGAGGCGGTGACTGAACTCGCCCGCG